TGGTGCCTGCTCAAGGGCCTGATCCTCATGCCCAACGGCAGCGCCTTGCCCGCCGCCAAGCTCGACAAGTTCCGCGCCCACCAGTGGCAGCCCCGCCGGTGGGACTGGGTGGACCCCAAGGCCGACACAGAGGCCAACATCCTCAAGGTCAAGGCCGGCCTGATGAGCCCGCAAGACCTGAGCGCCGCCATGGGGTACGACTTCGACGACACCCTGGCCGCCATCAAGGCCGCCCAAGACCTGGCCGCCGAATACGGCGTGCGCCTGACGGCCTATGACGCCACCCCTGGCGCAAACGCACCAGGCGCACCAGGCGCACCAGGCGGCGCAGCCCCGGCTGCTGAACCCACCGCCGGCCGCGCCGCGCCCGAGGCTGCCATGGTGGAAGTGCTGGCCCGGGCGCTGCACGCCGTGCAAGAGCGCGCACCGCAGCGCATTGACGTGCGCCTGGAGCAACCCGCAAGCCAGGTGGTGGTCAACGCCCCCATCACCATCCGCCAGCCTGACGTGCAGCTCGAAGCGCACATCGAAACGCCCGAGCCCCAGGTGCACATCGAGGCCGTCATGCCCACCGTGCGCGCTGAGGCCCCGGCCGTCACCGTCATCAACCAGGTCGAGCCCGCCGCCGTCACCGTGGTGGACAGCCACCCCACGCGCAGCGTGCAGACCGTGGAGCGTGACGAGAACGACGAGATCACCCGCACCGTCACCACCTACGAGCGCTGAGGCCGCCCATGGACATGATGAAACACCACGTAGCCCACCAAACCGTGGACGCCACCATCGCCAGCGCCGCCTCCAAAACCACCTACGGCGGCGCCAGCGTCACGCTCGGTGGCTGGCTGGTCAGCTCAGAGGCCGCAGTGCTGGCCGGCATCGTGCTCGGCCTGGCCGGCTTCTGCGTGAACCTGTATTTCCGCTCCCGCGCAGATGCGCGCGAAGAAGCCGAGCACCGGGCCCGCATGCGGGCGCTGCAAGAAACCACCTGAAAGGGCCTGAACCATGTCCATGACCAACGCCGCCGAAGCGGCACTCCTCGACCTCCTGTTTCTGAACACCGACTGGGCCGGCATCGGCGACGCTGGCGGCCTGCAGAACAGCGCCACGGCGGGTTCGTTCTACATCTCGCTGCACACGGCTGACCCCGGCGAGGCTGGCAGCCAGACCACCAGCGAGGTGGCCTACACCGGCTACGCCCGGGTGGCGGTGGCGCGCACGGCCGGTGGCTTCACGCGCACTGTGTCCACCGTGGCCAACACCGCCCTGGTGCAGTTCCCCCAGGCCACGGGCGGCACCGCCACGGCCACGCACTTCGGCATCGGGACAGACAGCACGGGCACTGGCAACCTGCTGCTCAAGGGCGCGCTGAACAGCAGCCTTTCCATCTCCAACGGCATCCAGCCGCAGTTCGCAGCCGGTGCACTGACCGCCACGGTGGACTGATGATCCCGGCGGCCCAGCAGGCAGCGGACGCGCAGATGCAGGCGCCGCTGTTCCGGTGCTCGGAGTGCAACGAGCCCGTGATTGCTTACAACGGGCGGTTCTTCCGAACGTGCGAGCACCTGGCCGCGCAGGTGGTGGCAACCCCCGAGGCGGCGAAGGCGGTCAATGTCAACCAGTAGCAGCCTGGCCGACAGCTGGGACAGCAACAAGGTCTGGCGCCAGCATTGGCACAAGACCGCGAGCCCGGTGACCACCGGATCGGGCTTCTGGCTGGACCTGTCGATGGCCGCAGGCACGCCGAAGTTCAACCCCTACGTTGGGGACGCGCTGGCCTACACGCCCCTGGTGGGCGGTTCCAACAACGGCATCAACGCGGGGCTGGGGGGCGACAGCTACATCACCCGCTACAACTTAGGGGGCGGCGGCACGGGCAACGGCATCTGGCCGGCCAGCGCCCTTCTGCTGGACTACTGTGGGTTCTACCCGTTGGTGGACATGGACTCCACCGACCCGCAGGCGTTTGACAACACCAACTTCACCAGCCGCTACACCTCGGGCACGCGGCTGATGGTGGTGACCACCATCCCGCAGACGGCGCCGTCGCCCACGCAAGTGGTGCTCGACTATGTGGGCAGCAACGGCGTCAGCACAACCGTGTCGTTCTGGATCAACGCCACGCCGGGTGCCGGGCACCTCAACGCCTTCAGCAGCGCGACGGGCGCAGGCTCTGGCTTTGCGGCGCCGTTCGTGCCGCTGGGGGTGGGCACGCTGGACGTGCGCCAACTGACCAATGTGCAAGTGTTCAACAGCTCGGGCGGCTTCTGCGCGTTCGTGCTGGTGCGCCCGGTGCTGGAGGCGGTGGCCTACGACACCGTGACCCCTTACGAGCTGGAGTTTCCGCGCAACCGGGTGCCCCCACTGGTCCCCAGCGGGGCCTACCTCAACCACATCGTGTGCCCGATCAGCAACGGCACGGTCAGTGGCATCACACGCGGCCACATCGTATTCGCAAGGGATTGACATCATGGGATTCGCCAGCTACGACGACTTGATCAACCAGGTCACCACCAACGGGAAGATATGGACCCAGCCGTGGAACAAGATCACGCCCACGGTGATGACTGCCGGCCGGTGGTACGACCTGTTCCTGGGCGGCGGTGATCGGGGCCAGGGCTACCACGGCAACTACGTCAAGAACTGGGGCTTCGACTCGGCCGCAGAGTGGACGGCCGGCACCGGCTGGGCCTGGGGCGTCACGGGCGTGTTCACCAAGACGGCGGGCACGGCGTCGAACTTGACGCAGACCTCGGGCATCACGCTGGAAAGCGGCGTCACCTACACCGTCATCATCACCACCTCTGGTGTTACTGCGGGCCAGATTCAGATCCAACTTGGCGGCGGCACGGCGGGCACGGCGATCACGACCAACACCACGACCACGCAGGCGGTGGTGGCGGGGGCCACGCAGGATATCTCCATCGTGGCGAACTCGACCTTTGCCGGCTCGGTGGACAACTTCATCGTGATCGCTGGGGGCACAAACGGCCAAAGCCCTAGATTTGCCCCATACAGCGCCACGCAGCAGGGCTGCATCTGGCCGGGCGATCTCATCAGCGGCACGGCCACCAAGCACCTGCTGACCATGAGCGCGCAGACCGCAGGCTCGACCACGGTGCCGATCACGCTGCTGCTGGTGGACCTGCTGGGCTGCTACGCCCGGATTGACGGCAACACGGCTTCAGCGATCACCTTGGCCAACACCTTGACGCTGCCGAGGTACACGAGCGGCACGGGTGTCATGGCCTACAACGTGGTGGCCCCAGCCACTACCGGGAGCACCGCGCACAACTGCCTGATGACCTACACCAACCAGGCCAACGTCGGCTCACGCGAACTGCCGCAAACGGTGGCGTCCACGGTGTCGGCGGTGAACAGCCACATCTACCACTCGGGCACGGCGGCCAACAACATCGGCCCGTTCCTGCCGCTGCAGGCCGGCGACACCGGCATCCGGTCGGTGCAGACCTGGCGGCAAAGCGCGGCCAACGGCACGGCCTCGACCTTCACCAACCTGGTGCTGGCCAAGCCGATCATGGAGCTGCAACTCACGACGCAGTTTTTGTTGAGCGAGCGCGACATGCTGAACCAGTTCCCGAGCCTGCCGCTGATCCAGGAAGCCGCCGCTACCAGCAACGCCTGCCTGTCCTGGATCGCTTACGCGGGCGCGGCCACCCCTGCCTCGACGAACTTCTTCGGTGTGAACCGGTACGCCTGGGGCGGCTGATGGCTCTGCGTTTCATCGGACAGTCGCCCGTCTCCGCCAACGGCGCCTATTCGGCATCGCCGGGGCGCACGGTGGGCACCGTGTCCGGCGTGACGCTGCAAACATCGATGCTGCCGCTGTGGAGCGCCCGTCGCAACCAGACAGCGGTGTTCGGAAGGCTGGCCGGGCAACCGGACGGCACAACGCACCCGGCTTCCTGGCTGATGGCGCTGCAAGCCGGGCGCATCTCGTCCAGGTCCACGCAGATCACGTTCAGCGCGGCAGCATCGGGCACGCTGGGCCTGCCAGCCACCGGTTCGACCAGCATCACCTTCACGGTGCCGCCCGCCGACCTGCAACTGGTGGTGTCGGCCTCGGGCTCGACCTCGATCACATTCAGCACCACGGCGGACCTGGCCGGCGCACTGGCGGCGCAGGGCTCGACCAGCATCAGCTTCACGGTGCCGCCCGCCACGCTCGGCGCCATCATCGACGCGCAGGGCAACGCGCCCATCACCTGGAGCCTGAGCGCCACGCCGCGTGCCATCGGGGTGCTTTCGGGCGACATCACGCCCTTCACCGAGCTGAGCCCGCAATCCCTGTCGGCCGCAGTCTGGCAAGCCCTGGCCAGCGCCTACAACACGCCCGGCAGCATGGGCGAGCTGCTCAACAGCGCAGGCGCCGCGGCTGACCCGCTGCTGGGCACCGTCGAGGGCGGCCTCACGCTGCGCGACGTGCTGCGCATCCTGCTGGCCGTCAACGCGGGTGACGCCACCGGCCTGGAAGGCTCCAGCATGGTGTTCAAGTCCCAAGACGGCACCGTGGACCGGGTGGAAGCCACCTACAGCTCGGGCGCGCGCACCGTCACATCCGTTGACCCGTCGTGAGCGCGCAGGGCCAATACGCTGGCCAATACTTTGGCGACTACTTCGGCCAGGCCGGCACGCCGGTGGTGCCCGGCGTCATGGTCGGCACGGCGCACATCAGCTTCAGCGCCACCGGGCTGCTCACGGACGGCCAGGCGCCTGCGCCCGCGCCTGCCCGCCCCAGCTACTGGAGCGACCGCCCCTGGCGTGATGTCCCCTTCATCCCCATCATCCCGCGCCGGCCGCGCCGCAAGCGGCAAGAAGACCTGATCTTCCTCGGGCGCTGAAGTTGCGCGGTGTCAAGCCGCTTGCCTTACGCACTTGACACCAGGCGCCGCACCATGCAGCGCATGAGCAAGTTGCCAGCCAATCTCCAGCGTGCCCTGCCCAAGGGCCGCACCGAGCGCGCCCTGCAGGTAGAGCGTGCCGCCATCAACGAGGAAGCGCGCACCGCCACGCTGGCCTTCGCCAGCGAGACGCCTTACGAGCGCTTCTGGGGCGTTGAGATTTTGGACATCAACCCCACCGCCATGCGCCAGGGGCGCCTGCGCAGCGGGGCCAATCTTCTCGTCGATCACGACACCCGTGATGTGGTCGGCGTCATCGAATCTGTCGAGGTGGGCGCGGACCGTGTAGCCCGTGCCACCGTGCGCTTCGGAAAAAGCGCACGCGCAGAGGAAGTGTGGTCAGACGTTCGTGACGGCATCCGCCGCAACGTGAGCGTGGGCTACATGATCCACAAGGCGCAACTGGTCGAGACAAAGGAAGGTGTGGAAACCTACCGCGTCACCGACTGGGAGCCCTTCGAGGTGTCGCTGGTGTCCGTGCCAGCAGACCCCACGGTCGGCATCGGCCGCAGCCTGGATGCAGGCACCGATGCACAAGACCCCCCGGCCGCCGCAGGCCCCGCAGCCAGAGCGGCAGCGACTGAACCCGAACTCCAACCCTCGAAGGACCACATCATGTCTGATGTCATCACCACGCCCGTGGCTGAGCGCAACCACGCCGCCGAAATCTCCAAGATCGCCAAGGGCCTGCCCGGCGGCGCCGACATGGCGCTGGACGCCATTCAGCGCGGCCTGACCACTGAGCAGTTCCAGGCTGAGGCCATCGCCAAGCTCTCCAGCAAGCCCATGCCCACGGCCGACATCGGCCTGGACAAGCGCGAAACCAAGCGCTACTCGATGATGCGCGCCATCAACGCCCTGGCCAACCCGGGCGACGCCGCCGCGCAGCGCGCTGCAGCCTTCGAGCGCGAGTGCTCCGAAGCGACCTCCGCCAAGCTGGGCAAGCAGGCCCGCGGCTTCATGGTGCCCACCGAAGTCCAGCGCCGTGACCTGAACGTCACCACGGCCACGGCCGGCGGCAACCTGGTGGCCACCGAGCTGCTGGGCGGCAGCTTCATTGACGCCCTGCGCAACGCTATGGTCATTGACCGCATGGGCACGCGCATGCTGACGGGCCTGGTGGGC